AATGTTTGTTATAATTGTTGAGTTATTATATCTGGATTTTCCAGAGTTGCAATAATCTCATCATCATTTAATAACAACATTTTAACCTTTTGTACAGAAATTCTTGCACCTGCATATCTTCCAAATATAACCCAATCATTTACTTTACACCAAGGTTGTTTTCTGTCGCTATAACATTCTAATCCCATTGCTATTACTTGCCCTACACTATTTAAATAAGACTGACTATCTTTGTTAGTATCTGTTAATATAATACCACCTTTTGTTTTTTCTATAACTCCTCTAGGTCTAATTAGTATTCTATAACCTACTGGTTTTGGTACTTTTTCTGGTGTAGGTATACTATTATCAGTTGCCCAATTATCATTATTAATCATCTATTTCTCCTGTTTTATATTTTTCAATTGTTTCATTAATTATTTCAAGTGATTTATCTAAACCTTGTCCATATCCATACACACGTTTAAATTCAGAATGATTATCTACACCTTTAGATAATAAATTATTACTCAGTTCTTGTTTATGATCTTTTATTTTTTTCTTTATTGCTTGAATCAGCAGTTCCATTATTTCCTTTCAAAAAAAATTTTAAAGTATTATCAAAATCTTTTTTCAATCCATTTGCTGCAATTGCAAATAAATGTGGTTTAACTTTTTTTATAGAAATTTTTTTATTTTCTAAAAATTTTTTAGCTTGTCTTATTTCTTCAGCTTTTGCCCCCATTATTTTTTTTTATCTTTTCTAGCGACCTTAGAAGCTGTTTCTACTATTTTAGCTTTTGTCTCTGCATCTTTTCTCATGTTTTGTTTTTCGCTTTCTTTAACACCTTGCATAAATCTTGCTTTTCTAATTTGAAGTTCTTCTGCTTTTAGAGCAATATTTGCTTTTTTCTCTTCTGCTTCTAACTGTTGTTTTTGTTCTTCAGGAGAAGGAGGCATACTTCCCATTAATTGTTGTGCTGCTTGTGCTGCAGTTGCTGCAATTCTGTTTTCTTCTTCTATACTTATTTCATCAGAAGGTTCTTCATTTAATTCTCTATTAAAATCACCAGAAGAAATTGGATTTCCTGGAGGAACTTGTGCTTGCATTTGTTGTTGATATAAATATGCCATATGTTGACCTATGTGAGCTAACATTGCTGGATATAATTGTTCTTTAGCTTCAGGATTTCCACCAAATCTAGGATCATTTATAAATTGAGAATGTACCATTATATGTGCTTGATGATCTTGATCTTCAAACACTTTAATTGGCTTAGTATTTAATAATGCCATATTTTCAGATACTGGATCACGTCTAGGAGTATCTTCTTCTTCAATCATTAAGTCCATATAATCTGGAATATTTAAAGCATGTAAAAATCTTTGTGTTGCTTCTTTAACATCTATTATATCAGGTGTTTCTCTTGCAAGTTGTAAACCAGTTTGTGCTAAAGCAATTCTTTGAGCTTGAGAAAATATATTTGGATCAGAAACTGGAACTACACTTATTGAAGAAGTAAAATCTTTTCTTCTAATTTTTTTATTTTCGCCTATTACTTCAAAAGAATATTCATCATCTAAATATTCTCCATTTAATTCATATATTAATTTAAATTCTCTACCTTGAGCTTGATGTATTCTTTTATGAATAGCACTAAATACCTTAGAGCCTTGTTCTATTAAAGCAATAGTTGTGCCAACTGGACCTGATCCAGCAGAATCACCAATCATTGCATCAGCAATAGAAGCAAAACGTCTCCCTGACTCAGTTAATACTCCTAATAATTGTAATAGGGTTGGTGAAGGTTCTTTAAAGGGAAGAGGAATAAAAGACTTACGCAAATCATCACCATATGCTTCTACTTCAACCCATTCACCAGGAGAAACTGTTATGTCTCCTCCTTCAATTCTTGCTCCTTTAGCTCTAAAACCTCCATTGAGATTTGCAAAAGCAGCTGAATCTAATAGTGCTCTTAAAGCACCAGTGCTGGCATGTTGAAGTCCACCTATCATTTGTATAAGACCGAAGCCATAGAAGCCTAAGCCAGGAAGATATTTATAATGTATAAAGTATGTTCTTTTTCTTTTTAATGAATCTTCTTCTTTCCAGTTTCTTCTTATTGATAAAACTTTTTGTGATTCATAATCAATTGTAACAATATAAGGAAGAGCTAATTCATCTCTATCTTCTCCTAAATCTAAATTAGTATGTACTTCTAAAACTGTATGTATTTTATCTGCCATACTTGGAGTCATACCTTCTAATCTTTGTAAAGTTTGTTCTACTAAATCTCCGCTAGTAGCTCCTGCATTACTTTCAGCTTTACTTAATGGAATATCTTTGTAATAACCTGAAATTTGATGTTTTCTTATTTCAGTTCTTGTTAATTTCATTATTTGAGTATATCTATCTGCAGTTTCTAAATCTGTATTTTCCATAGAGATAACAAAATCTTCTGCTGGTACAAATTTGGAACAAATTCTATCTAAAGTATTATCAAAATAAATTTTTTTAAAAGCACTTCCAGCTAGAGCTAAATAAAATAACATTTGATCTAACTCGTTAAAATAATCTGGTATTTCTTGAGTAACCTGAAAATTCATAAAATCTTGAACACGTTGAGCTTGCTCTAATTTTTTATCAGTTGTTTTACCAATGATTTGAGTTTTAACTGGACCACCTGCAGGAAACATTTCTGCAATGGCTCTAGCTTGGAATTGTGTAGCAGCTTCTGCTAATAATGGATGATGTACTCCAGAAGCTCCCGGGAAAGGATCTTGTCTATCTTCTACAACGACACCTAACATACGAAGTCCTTTTGAATATTGATCTTCCCAATTTTTTCTTGAGCTTTTATCATCTTCAAAAGATTTTACTAAATCTCTTCCTATATTAGCTACTTCTCTTTCTGGTAGTTCTTCTGCTAAATTAGAATAGTGATTTCTTTCAAAAACTTCTTCATCTTTTTCAGTCTGTTCTTGATCGACATCAACTCTTACTTTTTCACCTTTTTCATTAGTGAATTGTAATTTTTTTTTTTCTAATTCAACTTCCATTACTTTTTCTTTTTTTTCTTTTTGGCGATTTTACTGCCATACTTTTTAGACCAGCTTTTTGCTATCTTTGGATTATTTTTCCAAAGGTATCGTCTTTGTTTCTCTGATCTAAAAGGCATTATCTTTTTTTCTTTTTAAAGCCATAAGTACCTTTTGGCTTACGAGTAGCTTTAGCTACTTTTCTTCTGCCAGCCATAGACATTTTTTTTCCTGACTCTTTTCCTCTAGTCATTCCTAATTGTTCGTCTTTTCTAGCATTGTATCCTTGTTTTTTCATAGTAGTATACCTCCTGGTTCATACCATACTTTCCTATTAGTAGATATAAAACAAAAATATTAATATTGAAAGCTTTAAATTTTGGTTAATTTTTTTCGATTGTATGCTTTTTTATTCTTTATTACAATTTGGCGATAACGTCTATCTCTCAATAGTTTAGCCATTTGATTGCGTTTATTCGAGGATAAGTTTTTTGATTGACTTCGAGCCATCAATGTTATCCTCTAATTCTGCCATAGATTTTATGCACTGGTACTTGACATGTCCTCCATGTTTTATAGTACGTCTTGCATGACGTGCCCCTTTGAGACATTCAGACATTGACGTTTGGATACGTGCCTCCTTAATCTCTCCTTGTACAATCATAAGTAAAGCTATTACCATTTCTGTCATTAGTGTGCTCCATTTTTATTTTCTCTAACTTTATCTTTTAATTCTTCAATATCAGCTAGTGCTTTATCTAATTGTTCTCTTAAAAATTCTATATTAACTTTATTAGTCATGTTCATCTCTTGAGTTTCTTCCATTTTCTCTACAGTTTTATAAAGATCCTCAATCAAAAAATGTTGCTCTTGGTCTGTAGGGACCTGCTCAGATTTCTTTAACAAATCATTTTCAAACAACTCACGTGACGTCTCCAGCGATACTAACCTCGCCGTAAGTTCAGTGTATGCGAACACGCCGGCTGCAACGAGCAAAATCAGACTGGCAACCGTTTTCATCGGCATCTGCACAGCAGCGGATTCTGAAATTTTAAGTGCCATTAATTACCTTATACTAAAATAACCTATGCATGCTGCTATAATAGTTCCTATACCAATTAAAACAGCAACTGCTCCTTTACCTCTGGATACATCATCTGAAAGTTTAGATACTTTTTTATTTAATTCATCAATAGATTTAATTAAATGTTTCATTCTTTCTGCACATAATTTTTCATGTGTAGAAAGTCTAATACCTAATGAAGCATTTACTAATGAAGCAGATGATTTTTTTGCCATAAATTACCTTTTTTTACAAAAGTTATATAACAAAAATTAAAAAATTAAAAGAATTAGTACCACCCTGCATCTGAACCATATCCGTAGTCTTTTTCCATTTGATTACTAGGTCCTGTTGGTGTCTCATTTGCTCTATCTTTATCATCATAATGAATATTAAATCCTGGGTCGTTTGCTGTAGGAATATTATAAGTCATCATATCAACTGTTTGAATATCACCTTGTTTATCTTGTTCTGTTATTTTTTCTATTCTTTCTCTTTCAGCTTTATTAATAGCTCCTCCAGCAAGGACTGGTATTGCCCAAGGTGCTACTGCCATTAATATTCCACCTTGTGCTATTCCTGCGACAGTGCCACCTACTCTTACAGCATTTTGAACATCTGAAGGTATTCCTAAATTTTCTTCTATAAAATTATTATATGCATTAATATTATTATTTATTGTAGTTGTATATCCCTCAATTTTAGTTTTTTTATCAAAGTCCCATTCAAATTTTCCTTTTTCTTTTCCTAATTCAGGATAGTAATCAGAAGTTCCTTCTAAATCTTTTAATACTTTATCTCGTTTT